CTGCAGCTAGTACAGGTATAGTACCACTTTGGTTAGGTAAGTTAATAGTACGATCTGCTGTAGGATCAACAATAGTAAGTGTAGTTTCGTGTGCATCTGCTGTAGCACCCTCAAACACAATAGCGTTAGCTGCTTCCATAGTAACAGTATCAACTGTGGTGGTTGTTCCTGCCACAGATAGATTACCTGATATAGTAAAGTTACGTATGCCTGTGAAGTCTTTATTAGAATCAAGTATAACTGCTTTAGATGCTACGGCTGTACCCACTGCTGTTGAACCAATGTCCAGTGCGTTGAGTTCTCCTACTACTGCAGTGATACCATCTAATACATTTATCTCTGTGGCTGTAGCTGTGACTGCTACATCCTCGTTAATCTTAGGAGAGGTTAAAGTTTTATTAGTAAGTGTGTCTGTTGATACAAGAGATACTAGTGTTGAGTTAGCACCTGCAGGTAACATTAAAGTATTTGTAACACCTGCAGAGTGAGGTTGTCCATATACTTTTTGCCCATGACTGTTGCTTTCACAGTTAAAAACTATTGCACCTGAGTTAGTGTTACCTCTTACAACAACTGTACCTGTTCCGTTAGGAGCTAGGTCAATAGTGGCATTAGAGGTAGTAACAATATCAGCACCATTCATATCTAAGTTACCACCTAGCTGTGGTGAAGTATCTTCTACAATATTAGATATGTTACCTGCTACACCAGTACCTGCAATAATAGTACTTCTACTAATCTTTTTAAGACCACCACCAGATGTGTCTACAGCAAGAAGTACGTCATCATCTGCTGCTGTGCTAATCTCACTTAGTGAAGTTACTAGAGTAGGATTAAAGTTTGTACCGTCTGCAATAAGTAAAGCACCTGCAGTATTAGTAGCCATTGTAAGATCATCACCACTAATAGTAAGATCACCACCTACAACTACATCACCATTAAACGTAGCTTTACCTGCAAGAGCCATATCAATGTCAAGAGCAGTAATAGCACTAGAACCATCTGTACCTTTAATAGTAAAGTTTTTATCTGCTGTGCTTACTGTAAGTACTGCATCAGTAGAGTCGTTTGATATATCAAGTATAGACGTTCCTGCAGCTTTAAAGGTTAAATTATTACCTGCAGCATCAAGTATAATATCTTCTGACGAGTCTAATGTGATATTAGTTCCATCGTTAGTAATTGTGTCAAGGGCAATGCTACCAACGTTTGTAATGTCAGCATCACCAAAAGAAGTAGCTCCTAGTGTAGTAGAACCAGACACAGTTAAAGCATCAATACTAGCTGTATCAATGTTAGCTGTACCATCTATGTACAGGTCTTTAAACTGTAACGCACTAGAACCTAAATCTACATCGTCATCTGTTGTAGGGAGTATAGAACCGTTGTTAAATGTAACTTGTGTCTCACCACCAGTAGTAATTGTAATTACGTCAGAGCCGCTAAATGCTATGCTTGTGTTAGAGTCAGCATCACCTGAGATACTGTCTAGGGATATGTCACCTGCGTTAGTAAAGTTAGAGTCACTAAGATCAAACGTACCTGTTACATCTAAGTTACCACCAATAGATAGGTTGCCTGATATATCTACTGCACCGTTTATGTCTATCGTTGTAGCAGCAAGTTGTATTTCTGTATCTGCAACAAGATCAAGCTGACCATCTGCACTAGAGTTAATGTAAATAGCAGTGTCACGAAACTGTAGTTTTTCTGTAGAGGCAATAAGTATATCATCAGAGAACTCAAAGTAATCCTCGTCTTCCATCCACTTAAATACACCATCGTTGCTCTCACCATCAAAGGTAACTGTAATGTCAGTGCCTGTTGTAGCGTCACCAATAGTAATGCTAGTTCCTAGCAGTTTAGTAATAGGACCACCCTCTGCAGCAGTACCATCGTGAGTGTGTCCTGTGCTTGCTGCAAACGCAGCTAAGAGTTGATCGTATTCATTATTAAACAGATCAGCAGTAATAACATCACCGTCTGTAAAAGTAGATTGTCTTGTGTATGTATTACCCATCTAACGTCTTGCTCCTACTTGATACTCTAATTGAAAGCCTTTAAGGGAATATGGTGCAGTCTCACCACCATCATGTATTCTTAGTGCTACAGTAAAACCTGAACCTTCAATTGATTGTCTTACAAGTGGCTGTGAAGGACCACCAAATACGAATTGTGCTGCACTACTAGCAGTACTAAAAACAGCATTACCAAACTGTGCAGCAATTTGAGAACTGTCTAAAGGATATGGTGCAGGTCTAGCTGAGTCAGAAGCTTCGTTATCGTAACGAACTATTAAGTCTGCATCAATAGCTGACTCAGGTTTATAGTTAAGGATAACTCTCTGCATGTGTTTTCTAACACCAGTGTCACCAAAACTTAAATCAGGGCTTCTATATCTAGCTAGTATTGCTGTACCGTCAAAGGTATTACCCTCTTCTTGTCTGTGTATAAATCCTGAAAAATCTCCATGTAATACTAGAACATCACCATCTACAACTAGAGTGTCAGTAGCTGATGGTTTTATTCCACGTATCTCAGAGAACTCAAACTTGTCTGCTCTCCTAACACAAACAATACCTCTACTTAAATTATCACCCTGTCCTGCTTTAGAAAAGAATATTCTGTACTGTGTTTTGTCTGGTATAACGACACTATCAAATACTGTAGAGTCTCTAATGTTTTTGTCAAAGATAGACTGTACGTTTTGGGTAATAGCACCAAGAGCCGTATCACCAATTCTTGCAGTAGCAGCAACAGTCCTAAGTCCATCAGGACCAAGGAATAATAAGTCACCTGCAAATTCCTGGATAGTGTCTCTGTTTACACAACCAATGTCTCTGGTAACAGGTTGTATAGCAAAGTCACTTAGAGTAGAACCTGTCATTTTAAATATTCTATTCTCACAGAATATAAACAGTGCATCTCTAAATACTTTTAATCCAACAATGTTATCATCTACTTTAATAGTACCTGCACCATCGTTTGCAGTAAAACCATCCTCGTCAAAGGGTTCACTAAATACTAAGGTCTGAGGTGTAGTAGACTTACCTGCGTAAAACATGTGTGATTTAAACACAGTAACTATTGTAGAACCTGATACAGAACTTTCACTAACATCTGTTGCAGTCATAGAAGAGTTAAATATTGTAGGTGCGTTTGCACCATCTACAACAATAATCTTTTCGTTACCGTCAAAGTTATATCTTTCAAAGTCGTACTTAGTTGCACTGGTTCTTCCAGAATCTCTTTCAGTCCAAGACTCAGATACTACATCGTCAAGAGCGTGGGCTGCTGCAGTAGTGCTTGAGGTAGCACGAGTTACTCCTGTAAAAGTAGTGGACGTAATTCCTGTATAAGTAAATATCTCACTGTTAATTTGTAACGTACCACTAGAAGAAAACCCTGTAGTAGAATCTACAGTAATAGTTCCTGATCCAGTCATAGCAGTTGTAGAAAGTATCTTTGAAGCAAGCTCAGTAGAGCCACAACTAAAAATCTTTTCACCTCTAGCTGCTACAACTTTGTTAGCAAAACTAGCAACCATAAGTATGTTTTCACTAGAGTCAGATGTTTGAGGAACTATATGATTAACGAATTTACGAAACCCATTTATTCTTCTGTAGCCACCCTCAATGTCAGGCTCAAAGTTTTCTAACTCTAACGCTTCACCTGGTTGCATTAAAAAAGTAGAACGGTTTAAAACTAAACCGCCCTCACAGTTAAATGCTGCAGGTTGAACCTGAGAAGTATCTGGCATTATGAAATGACTCCTGCCATAAAGTTAGCAGAACCTCTAGGGGTTATAAGAACTGTGGATCTTACATACTCATACTTGTTGATAAGCAAGCTCTGCATGTTCTTAATGCCTTGCTCAAACCTACCAAAGTTTAACTGGTACTGTTGCATCTCACCACGATACTGATACACAAATGCTGTAGCACCATCTACAATTACAGGACCAAACCTGTCTGGTATACTTGTAGTATCACCATGAGCAGATAGGTCAGATGGAAATGTAAAGTAATCAAAGACTAGTGCGTACTGTTTATCTGGATAAGGATATAACAAGTAGTTATTGTCTGGGGTACGTACTATGTTTCTAGGAACACCACCACCGTCAAACTGTGTTACTGTTGTACCATCTGCGTGTAGTGCAGCAGTTGTACTGTTAGCACCCCTTGTACAACCTGTTATATCATTACCTGAAACAGCAGTATAAGTTACTTGCTCACCACCAATGTACACTTTACCTGATGCAGCAAAACCTGTAGTAGAAGTTAAAGTAAGAGTTGTTACAGAACTTGAGTGTGATCCGTTAAGAGTTGTTGATTTAATTTGATCTTCCTCGTTAGGATAATCTTTATCAATGTACTCATTATAGTTAAGAGAAACTAAATTATTACCTGCAGAATTAAGATCGTCATCTTTTTTAATTCTTGCGGTGTTATAGTCTACTGACTTAGTACTTGTAGGTAGGCTGTACCTTGCTACACCTGGAGTCAAAGTAGAAGAATTTTGTGCGTGATTAAAAGAGTATCCAAACTCTCTTTGATTAATATATCTTATAGATTCATTAACTGCATTTTGACATTGTACCTGAACACCCCTTGCGTTTGCAAAGGTAGTAGATGTAAGCACTACTTCATTCATGCGTGTAATAACATCGTTAGTTAACGAGAGAAATGTCAAAGCCATATTGTTTCCTTTAGATAAGCTAAAGGGGCCAACCTAAGTCAGCCCCCAAAGTTGTTTTATGCTAAGTCACGAGCAGCAACCGCTGCTTCTGTCTGTGCAGCAGAAACATCAACAACTACTGCGTAGACACGTAAGCGTCCAGTTGCAGCAGCAGCACCTGCGATTGTAACATCAATAGTGTCAGCAGTACCCACAAGAGCCAAAGACTCAGCAGCATACGTAGAGGCTGCACCTGTGTTTACAATATTAGCTTCACCGTTACTACCTTTTACAAGGTATGTACCTGCAGCAGCATCTAATGCAGCACCATCAATGATGTCATCTCCACCACCAAAGTCAATATTACAAGTACAACTTGCAGTAAAAGACTTCATAATTTCAGCACCTGCAGCAATCACAATTGATTCAGCAGGAACTTCTAGTAGTTGAAAGATGTCACCGTTAGCAATAGTAGCACCTGCAGCAATCATAGCATCAATATCTAAGATTGCCTCCATAGTGCGTACTGTATTTCCTACTACAGTTGGAACAGCAAGAACGTCTGCACCAACACCTGCAGTAGAAGCGAGAGTCATATCAAAAGTAGCCATAAGTTATATCCTCCCCTTACGCTGCGTTATATTTAGCAGTAACCAAGGCTTCTGGCCTTAGTATTTTTCTGCCATATAGGTGCATACCACGAACAATGTCAGCAAAGCTGTCAGGGTCACGATAAGTTTCAGTCTTGCTGATTTGCTCCGCAGTTGCGACAGCAGAATCATGACCACCAACTATAACACCAAAGTTAGTAAGTTGGTTTGCAGTGCCTGATGTACCTGGACCTGTGCCTAGGGCAGGAAGGTTTGATGATACATATAGACGGAAACCATGAAAGTTATTGATAGTAAGACCGTTACGTAGTCCACCACTTTCACCGTAGTCTCCATTCATGAAGCGTGAGTCCTCATCAGAGAGTAGCTCCATAAACACTGGGTCAACAACAAGCCATCTACCTTGGGTATCAACTTGTTGTACGTCAAGCAATCGTTTCATTCTTGCAACAATCATTGCAGGTGAAACTGTAGCTGTTGGTAGAGATGTAGCACCTGGCATACGAGCAGTTACTGGGATTGAATGATCCCCTGCTGATGTTGTCGTAATGTTACCAAATGAATCTTTACGTAGCTTCATGCTTGTAAGCAACTCGTCTGAACCTGCAGAAGAAACAGACTTTGAACCATTTACTTGGTCATTTACTGTATCAGCTTTTGAGTGTAGACTTGACTGCTTAAAACCTGACAGATAGCCAAGAACTTCTTGGTCATACTGATCAGCTAGTCTGTAAGCTGCACGATCCGTTGCAAGTTGCATGAAGTTTACATGTGAGTGCGCTTCTTCGATATCGTCCATCTTAAAAGCATAGTAGTTGCTTTTATCTACGACTAACTGAAAATCGTCATCTTCAAGATCCTGTGCTGTGATGTTTGTACCACGAGCATAAGCTTGAACTGAGATTTCTGGTTCTTTTATAATACGCACAGTATCACCTTGTGCGCTAATCTCTCCGAAATAATCAGAGTTAGTTATGTCTCCTACAGTAGCAGCCTTGCGAAAAGCAAGCTGTACTTTTTTGGAGTAGATTATTGGCGAAAAGTTACCGTTTGGTAAATTGCCATAACCTGTTGCGGTTTGAAAAGCCATGATTAAAATCCTCCATGATATTTGGCTTTGAGAATAAAGCTTAAACACCTGAAAGAGGCTGTACGTTTTCTAGGGTGCAGAGAGCATTCGGTTGCGCAACAGAATACTACTGGGCCTATACTTGGACAGGTAGTTCTTTGTAGTTTAGACTTTTGGGTTAAATGTATCTTTGAAGGTAGTCCTTACGGAGGCTTCAAGTCAGATACTGGTAGTTATATGCTTGACTTAATATATGTCAACCATTTATCTTGCAGAACCAGACATATCATAAACAAACTTGCCATTACGCATAGATTCGTTTATCTTGTCCTGCATTTCCTCAAACTCCTTACTAGACATTCTGGCTACATCAGACTCTTTTATTTGTCCTTGTACGCCTTTTGTGTCTAAAGAAGTGCGAGTTCCTTTAGCAACAGTAGATGCTGCAGCTTTCTTAGATTGTTTCTTAGCTGCTATAGTCATACCGTTGTCAATTTTAAATAGGTCAATCACACGTACAACTGACGCAGGATCATCCATGTTTTCGTAGAGTGCATCCTTAACCCACTTGGGTTGTTCGTCTGCCCAGTTGTGAAACTGATCTGATTGTCTTAGATCATCAAAGTCTTCGTGAGACTTACGAATAACATTCTCTGCTTTTACTCTTTGAGCTTCAGAGTGAGCCTCGTCTAACTCTTGTAAACGTGACTCAGCCTTGTTGAACATCTCTTGAGCTTTCTTAGCTGCAATAGTTTCAACAATACCTGCTACGTCTGGGTACTCACTTGCCCACTTCTCTATGTCTTCATCAGACTTAGGAGGAACAATACCCTCGTGCTTACTCTTACTCTCTAGAGCGTCAAACTTTTCTTGCCACTCTTTTTCTTTAGAAGCTAGATGTTTACGAATATCACCGTAGCGTTTCTTAAAAGACTTTTCTTCAGCGTTTAACTCGCTGTCATTGTCTTCCTGTGCTTCGGTTTCCTCTGAGGTTTCTTCTTGTTGAGTATCACTCGTTGCTTGAACTTCGGAGTTCTCAGTATCCTCGCTACTGGATTCCTGTTGTTCTTCCACTTCTTCACCACGAGCCTCTGCTTCTAGTCTAGCAATCTCAGCCTCTTCAGCCTCCATTTGCTTTTGTTTCTTAGCGTGGTTATATCCACGATCTACAAAACCTGCTACTTTAGGTTTTTCCATTGTAGTTAGTTCAGGCATTTAAAGTTCTCCTTTATGTTGGGGCCAGGAACCATTCCTGGGTAGCCTTATTGTTATTGTTTACTTCTTGCCCTTTTTATTCATTAGACCGCCTTTGTTTCTCCCACCAGTAGCAAACCTACCGCCTTGTTTTTCATAAGCTTTTCTAAAGTCTGATACGCTTGTTTTACCAGATTTCTTCATAGAAGCTTGAGCACGATCTATAGCTGATTTTCTAGCAGCAGATGATTTTTTAGATTTTTTACGTGCTGCTTGTGAAGCTTTAGATTTATCATCTTTTTTAAGTAAAGCCACATCAATACCACCTGGTTTGTAAACACTTCCTGTTGTAGAGTCTTTACTTCTACCAACCCTAACAGTATCTCTTGCAGTTTGTGCCACGTTAGACCTTGTTGCAGAACGCATTTCATTTGTGTGTTTTTGAAAAGAGGAATCATCTTTAAATATTGGATTACCAAAAGGATCTTTAGCATCTCTAGATAAATTAACAAATTCAGATTTTGCAACATCTTTTGCAAGTCTATCTCCGTTGATAAGACCTTTAGGCATGTATTCTAGTTTAGAGTCTTTAAGAAATTGTTGATACTGACTTTTTAATCTATCTACTTCTGCTTGATCAGCACCGTTAGCCTCCATAATAATAATGTTAGCAGCAGCTTGAGCAGCGTTAGTTCCGTTCATAAACGCCCCTATAACACTACCCTTTGGAGATTTATTTAATAACTCAGATGTTTGTGATCCTAGATTACTCATGTCAGTGTAATCAAACTTTTCCATCCAAGAATTAGGGTCTGACTCTACCTGTGTTGTTGATCCACCACCACCACCGCCTGTTGTAGTTGGGGTTGGGATAGGTGTTGCAGATTTTGTTGTTGTGTAACCTAACTCTTTTAGTCTAGCTACTTCTGCTGCGTCTGCTTCACTGAGAGGCATGTTAAATGTTCTTATCTCTCCGTTAGGTCCATACAGTGTCATAGTCTCAGGTGTTGCAGGTGTGTCTGCAACTGGTGGTTGCTGTTGTGGTTGATTACCCATAAAACTAAAACCAAGACCGTACTGACCAGGATCAAAAGTATTTATTGCAGGTGCAGGTGTTGTTGTTATTTCTGCACCACCACTTTGATATCCTTGTACCTGACCACCATCAGCCATGCTCTGCATTGGCATTTGATTCTCAACAGGATTAATGCCAGTTATAGTTGTGTTTCTTTTCTCATCTATAGGAGCAGGTCTGGGTTGGCTGTACAGTTGCTGTTGCTGTAGGTAAGGGTTCTGTACTTCACCACCTTCAGCCATGCCTGTCATCATTTGTCTGATAGCAGACATTTCTTGCTCAGATAGTTCCTCGTCATTAATAGGACCACCTGCAGGTACAGGCTCTCCACCTATACGCCCATTGGCTTCCATCTCAGCTAGACCCATCTTAGCTTGATCTCTTAGATCTTCAAAGAACTTGACACCGTAGTATCTGACAACATCAGCAGGAACGACATACTCACCCTCAGAGAGTTGTGCAGGAATATCATCTCGTACTTCTTCTGCAAGAGAGCCAGGTGGTACTTCGTTTCCTGATACTGGATCTACGTCCAGATCATCATCTATTATTCCACCCTCATCCATAAATGCCATCTTCATTTGATCGTCCATTACTGCACCGCCCTTGTTAAAAGGAAAAACATCTGGGTCTGTCTTCTTTGCATTTTTTGCTAAGACCAAATGTCCTACCTGAATTACTTCATCTGCTTCTAGGATTGCTTGTCCAGTTTCTCTGTCATAAAAGAAACCTCTTTTTATTGGGTCATACCCTACTTGTGTCCACTCACTACTATCAAAAACTTCTTTTGACATAGTGAAAAGTTCATCATCAGTACCCTCTACATATTCGCCTGTCATAACAGCAAAAGGATTTTTTTCACCACCCTCTGCTACTTTAAGAGCTTTAGAGCTATCTGTTCTTTTTGCACTACCACTTAAAGTAGGTTTTATAAAGTTGACATTTTTTAGTCTAACTGCAGCTTTGTATTTTTCTTTTCCATCATGCCTAATTGTAGGAACCCAAACATTGTAGTCAGTATATGCAGGTATGTTTAACCTTACGTCTACCATTTCCCCTGTTGAAACTTTTTCATTAAGTCCAATAATAGGGTTTCTTCTTTGTTTATCGTTTAAGGCACTTACAATTTCTTTATTAGTTGCAGGTTTAGGTACTTCTTTAACTACTCTAATAGGTCTAAGTTCATCAGCACGTTTACGATAGGTAGTGCTAAAAACTCGTCCTTCTGATACTCCTTTAGCCAACTCTTGAAGTTCAGGATTTCTACCTTTTAAAGCTTTTCTAAATTCATCAGATGTTTTGTTTTTCTTACGCCATGTTTCAATAGCTTCGTCTGTAAGACCTGTTGCCTCTATAGTAGGAACACCTTCTTTGATGGTAGGTTTCTTCCTGATAGCTCCTGCACCAAATGCTGACATTGCTGTAGAATCTATCTCGTACTGTTTTACTTTATCAGCTAGAGCCTTGATACCTTTGGCTCCGTATTTACCTGCAACACCACCCATAAGAAGTAGACCACCCTCTATGGCAGCACTCTGACCTGCTTCTGTAAACTGGCTCTTTATGTAGTCGTAGTCACGTTCCTGTTCAGGTTTCATGTATTCCTGTGCAACATTTACTATGTTTACACCTGAGTCGTAGAATGGAACTATAAAAGATGCAGCCTTAGATATATCCTCTTCTAAGTTTCCTGCTTCTCCTACAAACTTGTCAGCCTCCTGCTGTGCTCCTTCAGCAGTGTAACCAAACATTTCCATCTGTTCTGTTACACCACCTTCGTTGTATTGACCTGTACCAAAGTGTCTACTAGGTGTTAACAGATACTCAATAAAACCTTTGAAGTCCTCCCCATAAGGCTCAAGCTTTCTTTTAATCTTATCTAAAAAACCTTCTTCAATGTCTGGATCATTGTAGTAATACTCAGAGCTAGGGTCACTCTGTAGCCTATCTACCTCTGACATTTCTTCGTCAGTAAATTTTTCTTCGTTAATCTGGTTTAGATCCATTTACTTCATCTCTCAAAAGTTTTAATCTACGAAATGCTCTTGCTTCACCCTGTAGCCTGTATAAGTCTTCAGACTTCATTGTTTGTTCTAGTTGTGAGTGAACAAATTTTAGTTTCTGATCTATAAGTTCGTTAAACGAATCCCATATCTTCTTATCATTTACGAGAAGTTTAATGCTCATTGCTATCCTTTAGCCTGTGTTACCAGTGAACCCTTGCTCTCCTGGTAGTGGGGCTGTTCCTGTGCCTACTTGACCACCACCTGATCCTTGAGTGTCTTGTACTTGAGCACCTGCAGGAGGTTGTTGTTCTCCCTGTTGAGGAGCACCCTGTTGCTGTTGTGGAGCGTTAGGATCTACTTGGGGTGGTGGATTATCTGCTTGGAATTTCTTGAGGATCTCAGCCTGTATAGCTGCGTCACCCATAGAGTTTGTAAGTTTGTCAGGATCAAGATCCATAGACTTAGCAATCTCTCTGATAATATAATCCATTTTTGCGAAAGGTGCAAGCACTGGATTCTGTACAACACCAAGAAATTGCATAAGTCTTTGACTACGAACCTCGTTAGCCATCAAGCTTTCAGTTCCTTCAGCCTTTACAGACAAGTCACCCTTTATGTTATCATCATAGTCAAACTGCATATTAAAATGAAAGAAAGCCCTACCTATAGGGCCAAGAAGATAATCATCTATATTTTTAACAACGTTACGTATGCTACCGTTGGCAGCAGACATGAGCATGGAAATACCAGAAGCAGTACGGCCCACACCCTGTATGCCTGTCTGACCATGTGCGAAAGATGGAAAGCCAGTTGACTCATCTGCTAATACTCTTGCTTTATCAAACATCTGCATGTTCTCGTTACTTACGTTTGGAAACTTGGTTCCAAAGATAGCTTGACCAGGAGCCCCTCCCTGTCTCCGAAACACTTTGCCTGGATACACAGAGAGGTCTTGCCCTGGGACGAGATTAGTCTCGTCTACCTCTATGAGTAGATTACCAGACAATGCTGCGTTATCTACTGACATCCTCATAAATCCGTTCATAAGATTCTGTGTATCATCCATGTTCTCTGCAATACCTACCCCAAAGAATGAGTAAGGGTTTACCTCAAAAGGAACTGCGTAGTATGGTAAAATAGAAGGAGTAAATGGGTTCATTACAAGACGTAACACTTGTCCGTTACAAACCCATATGTTTACGGAAACCTGATCCTGGTCTTTTAATTCTTTAGGGATTTCTATTTCGTATTCTTTTAAAAGCTCTGTGTCAACATACCCCCAGAACTCAGCACTGAGTATCTCTCAGCCTTTGTTTCTTGATCAGCTTCTTCCATGACTTGTTCCCACCACTCTTTTGAGTAGGACTCTCCCATGCTGATAGCTGTATCAATAGCGTTTGATCTGAAGAAAGGTCTTTTCTTTAAGTTACGCATTTGAGATCTAGACATCTTGTGTCTCTCAACAACGTACTCTGCTTCATCCATGTTGTTAGCGTCAGGGTCAGGGTAGAAGTTCCAGATGCTAACACTTGATGTTTGTGGTACAGTCTTAACTGTAGGAGTGTACTCACCATCTTCTGACCAAGAAGGGTACTCTTTGTCATACGCAAATGGACCCTTCATAATACCTGTACCAAACAAGGCTGTCTCAAATGCTGCTATGCGTAACTGCTTTCTAGCATTAGACTCTTCTAGTTGGTCATGTATTTTCTTTTCCATCTTTTTAGCTGCTACCATAGCAGGATGGAATGTAACTTTACTTGGAGTAGTTCCTGGACCTTCTTCTACAAGGTTCTTTACAGGTTCTAGTTTATTACGGATTGCTCCAAGTCTTTCTCGTAAATCAATAATTGTTTCACCAGGTTGTAGTCTTGTATCATCATCTGGTAAAGCACCATCAGACTCTTGAGCCTTACGCATGTTGCTGTCAGTCTCAAAGTTTACAGTGTCTGTTATACCCTCTGGTAAAACAGTAGGGTTGATAGAGATAGGAAATTTGTTAGAACCAAAGAGTACATCTACAATTTGACCATAGGCTGCAAGAACCTTGGTCTTCGTTACCTTTACAAATACTTTAGACTTCTCTGTAGATGTAAACTGTACGTCTGATCCGTAAACACCACGATAGTTTTGATAGGCTCTAATCCATCGTAGCTCATCAGTGTATCTAGCCTTTTCAGCCTTGTAGAATTTACCTTCAACAAGACCTACAACAGTCCCTACTTTTTCATCTCTACTGTTATCAGCATCGTCTTTATCCTCTACAAAGGAGGACTCTTCTTCGTCCATGTAAAGTTCGTCTGATTCAAAGATGTCATCTTCTTCCATGAGTTAGTCCTTAATATCCAAATGTGGGATCTGATGCTTGAAAGCCTGATCGTTGGGAGTCTGGGTTGAAATCAAATAAGTTACTTCTGGGTCTAGTCATCACACCGTACCGCAAAGCATCGTACAGGTGATCTTCTGAGTTTGTGTCTACGTCTTCAGGGTTCTTTTTATCTAAAGGTATAGACGGTAGTTGAGCGATAGTATTTGTGCAGTTATTAAATAGAACAAGTCTGGGTTCCTCTGTAAACTCATCTACTTGTAATCTTCTGTGTAGCTCGTTTTTACCTGCTACACGAGAACCTTTTGATCTGTCTGCAGGACGCCATCTGCATCCTTTCATGATCATTTGCTCTGCTAGGCTAGGTCCAGTATCACCTCTTTTGTGCCAAAGAGAGGAGTCTAAAACTCCGTATCTTATCTGTTCTCCTTCTTCCAATTCCAGGATCATGTCAGCCAAGTCAGTCGCTATAACCTTAGAAACGTACAACTCCCTGTAGACAATTAGCTGCTCAGACCCTGGAACTATTGCTATCCATACAACGCCTGTGTGAGATCCGTATCCGTAGTCACAGGCTCTAAAACGAATCCAGTTAGAAGGTATATCGTAGGGGTCAACTACGTGTATCTTCCTGTTGAACTCTGGAAATGCCGAACCCTCATTTATGTCCCAGTCACCCTCAAGTAGTTGTCTTCTTTGATGTTCAGGTAGGGATAAAAGGTTTGCTTCGTACATCCCATCCTCAGATAGGTAGGGATTATCAAACAGGGTGGCAGGTATAAACTTTCTTTTAAATAGAGGTTCACCCTCTCTTGAGTGACCTTTAGGCCATTGAATTACGTCACCGTTTTCGTCTGTTGCCCAGAAAGAATTTCCTGGAGCGTTAGGTTCAATAAAGTGTTTACGTACCCACTGATGACCTGGACCTCCAGGGTTACTTGTGGCTCTCATGTAAAGAGGTAGTCCACTAGCTTTTGTTGTACGTAACCTTGAGCGCATGTAAGACCAAGCGTAACTGGAGGGCCACTGAGTCAACTCATCAAAACCAATCCAGTTAAAGGCTTGACCCTGGTATCTCATAACGTCATCATCACGATCAAGGTACGACATCCAGAGTGTTGCACCGTTAGGTGCTACCCAAGTCTTATCTCTTTCCATAAACTTTATTCCTGGGACAGCCTTTGGGTAAAGCTGCTTACTTACAGAAATAAGTTCTCGTAACTCTTCTGTGCTCCTACGAACAAGTAGCATTCGTGAATGTGGATTCGTAAAGTATCTAACTGGATCAGCCACCATCGAATACGACTTGCCACCACCTGCTGCTCCTCCATATAGTACTTCCTGTTCAGTGGATGCTAGAAACTTAGTTTGTGGTCCTGGGTTAGGTTCAAATATCACCTCTTGTTTGTCCACAGAAGGGGCAACACTCCCCTCTTGCGAGTTCGATGTATCCCTCATCTGTGTCAAGACTTCTGGTATTTTTTCCACCAAGTCTTTTCTCTTCGATCTTCTGGCTTTTCCTTGCCGCTTCTTTGTACTTTTTGGCATACTGCTTATAGTTCGAGGAAGCTCTACGCCTTTTTTCTTCCATTCTGACACGTTTGTATAACCCTACATGTGATATTTCTCTACCAGATTCTTTAGATAACCAGACTGCTACTTTCCTAGTGCTGTATTCTTGAAGAAATAGTTTAGCTTTTTCTAGTAATTCTAACTCTTCAGGGATAGGGAGTAGTAAGTCTGGATCTGTTTCATCTTGTTTGTAACCAAAAGGTACGTGTCTTCCTACTCTTATGACAGAGTACCATTCTCCTAGTTCTCCCCTGAGTGGTATCTGCCAGTCAACCTTGGTTGGGTGATCTGCTGTTGTAGCTCTTTTACTCATTATCTTTCGCAGGTAAAATAAATAAAGGCTCTGAGGTCTTTACTTCTACCCTGTCTGTTTTTACAAATCCTGCACGATCTAGGATATCTTTAGCTGCTAACATCTTTTCTTTTACACCCAGATCTGTAGGATCTGCCATAACTGAAAACATTGTGTAGGCTGCTTTGGTTGAAGACTGTGCTATAAACTTCTTTGTAACATCTGCTATTTCATCTGTCAGTGTGTTAACAATAGATGTAGAGGCTACACTATCAGCGTACCCTGCTAATTTTTTAGCTTGTACAGGATCTCCTTTTGCTTCTTCAAAAAGAACTTCAAGGAACCTCTGTTGTTTATCCGTTAAGTTTCTTGCCATTATGCCACCATATAAATTATAAAACCTAGAGTACCTGCACCTACTGAAAGAAGCACACCTGAGATACCCCAAGTAATTATTGCTTCTTGTATCTCTGACTTACGGTACTCTTGCTCTTTCTTTTGTTTACGTATCCTACCCTCAGTGGCTACAAGTTCATCCCAAACAGAAGGTCCATACGTAAAACTGATCCAATCTTTTAACTCTTGTCTCATAGATTCAGCCTTCTTTTTAGCAGTAAATATTTCTAGAGCTTCTGCTTCAACAGAACCCCCCAGTGATTTCCACCAAGGAGGGTTCTTGTTTTTCTGCTCTAAGTAGGACAAGTCGCTCATGCTACTAGCCCACTGATTTAGTTGCCCACCCATTTCTTGAAGATCTTTTCCGAATTGGAAACCTTTCTTCAAAGCATTGAACGCTACGGTAGCTCCACCGATTATTGTTACTGGGTCCACGAGCCTCCTCCCAAAGTACTCCTAGTATCATTAAAGAACTGATTGCGTTCTTCAAAGGGCTTTACCTGTTAGTATAACCCTCTCTATATCATATCTACCAATACCTAAGTCTCGTAGTTCTCTGTCAGTCATTTGGTAAAGTTGCATTCTTGCAATCTTACGTCTAGCTGACTCTGTTCTTGCTTCTACAATTCTGTTGAATAATCTTTTAAACATTTTCTATCCTCTGTTTATGTTAGCCCTAACTGGGTGAGGATAGTTATATTCAAGTAGTTATATCATACTAGTGACATTTATGCAACCCCGATAGTCACTTCCTACCTAGAAACTTATTTACTACTTTAGTTGTCCAGGCTTCATTCTCTGGGGTATCAGGATCATCAGCTATGTAGTGACCCTTTTCGTTACGAGCACGAACCATCTCTGTTTCTTCTACTTCTACTTCTTCTGTAACAGAACCGTTAACAAAATCTAGTATGTCAGATATAGAAACAGAATCATCTTTGGATATCCAGTCACCGTACCCTCTTTCTTTTTCAGCAATTACTTTGTTATCATCTGATAATATTCTATTACCTTCTAATCTCATTTCTTAGCTTTCCTTTTAGCCATACCACCCTTAGACTTACCAGTTATTTTTTCTTTTAATTTCCTGAGTCCTTTAGCTCTTAAACCTCCTGGTGGATTTTTTCCTTTATCTATTTTTTCCTCAATATCAGACTTTGGTTTAGAACCTATGAGAACCTCAACTTTTACACTACCACTTGAAGGTCTTGTTTTTGGAAAAGGAGATTTTTTAAGAGTAGAAGGTTTAATGTCTTTACCCTTGGCGTTAGCCCAAGCTGTCAGAGCAGAACCTTTAAACTTACCTTTGTTCTTTTTCTTCCAAGCATCTAACTGTTCTTTTGTAACAGCAAGCATTTTTTTACCTGCTTTGTTAGTGTAGTATATAGATCCTGCTTTCTTAGCAGCAGATATACTTTTATAATCTTTATAAGAAGCCATTGCTATTTACCTTTCTTAGCCATGCCACCGTAAAACATTCCTGTCTTACGCATGTCAGATATTTTACCACCTTTAGCATAACCTTTCTTTTTAGGCATACCACCTTTATTTAGACTTACGCCTCTACCTTTTAATATATCTTTTTTGGTAACTTTACCGTCACCTGTTAAATCTGGAAATTTACTAGCCATACCACCCTCATTTGCTCTAAACTTTCTTGTTTTTTTTGCAACAGACTTAGGTTGCTTTACAAACTGCTTTCCTTTTGCAGTTCCTTCTCTCTTTGCTTTTGTAGTTGCTGCATACTCAGAGGATGACAAAGACTTTATAGCTGCTTCAGGTAGATACCTTTCACCAGTCTTAGCACTAGGCTTTCCACTCTTGGTACGCCACTTTTGTTTTGTCCAGTCTTTTAAACTTTTTTGAGAGGCTTTCATTACTTGTAGCCCCCACCCTTTGCTTTATATTGTTTTGCAACCATCTGTGCTTTTCTGGCAGACCACTGCCCAGGTTTGCCACCCTTGGAACTCGCTTTAACTCTTGCAACGAGATTCTTACGCATAGTAGGTTTTGTGTAGTTACCTGCAGCATTGACCGTTGATTTCTTTTTCATTTAAGATATCCCTCAGAGTAAAACAACCCCACTATATTTCAGCAGGGTTGTCTTTTGTTTTACGAAAGTACTACTTTAACAGTTACGTTATCACTGGTTGCTGCTAAGATATTCATTATAACAGCATCACCAATAGCGTCAGGTATTGCAAGAGTGTAATTACCTGCCTCTAGTTCTAAATCATTAGCACCACAGTTTGCTTCTGCAGCACCAAAATTAATTAGAAACTCTTGGTCAGCGTGAAGATGTACAACTCTAAAACCAGTGCAGGTAAAATGTGCAGTGTTACCTGCAGTA